CAAGCGGGTTCGCCAGCATCCGTGCTGGCTCAAGCGGGTTCGCCAGCATCCGTGCTGGCTCAAGCGGGTTCGCCAGCATCCGTGCTGGCTCAAGCGGGTTCGCCAGCATCCGTGCTGGCTCAAGCGGAGTGTTCCAAACTATGGCTGTATCGCTTGAACAACTGCTCAGTTCGCATGTAATCACGCGGGTAATCTCTCGAATCAAGACGCCGCAGTCCGCGCTGCAAAGCTGGTTCGGGATGTTGCCTGGTGGCCCGAACGTCAATCCTGTTGGTGGCCGACGCACGGGCTGGGACATTTTCGACCGTACCCGGCTGTTGGCCAAGGGCCGCGCGCCTGGCACTGGGCCCGCCAGCAGCGCCCCGCAGGTAATCGGCCACGTGCTGGCCACCATTTACCGCAGCCACGAAAAGATACTGCTCCAGGACGAGCGTCTGTTCCGCACTCGACCGCTGGGACGCGGCTGGGGCGAGGTGGACGTCATGGGCCAGCGGTACGTCGCGGCACAGCAAGCCATGCTGGCGCAGAAGTTCTACAACGTGCGGGAGTTCATGATTAGTCGTATGCTACGCGGCGGCTTCTACCTGCACGCTGTAGGCAATGACGACCTGTTGCCGTCGGACGTAGCTACCGGCTCTCTGATGACTGTCGATTACCGGGTGCCGTCGGGCAACAAAGGTCGGCTGGATATGCTCGGCGAGGGCAACATCCTCGACACCACCTGGTCCGCCGCCAACACTGACATACCCAAACATCTGTTCTCTATTAACCGTGCGTTCGAGCAACTGCATGGTCGTCCGCTGCGGCATGTGTGGTTGAACAGCAAGATGTTCGCCCACGTGCTGAACAACAACGCTGTCAAGGGGCTGTCCGGTACGGCAAACGTTGTGTTCAGCGAATGGGCGGCCTCGCCGTACACCAGCGCCGAGGGCGTTCCCGACACAGGCCACACAGTTGTCCTGCGCGGTCTGCCCTGGCTGACCTGGCACGTGTATGACGCCGGGCTGGAGGTGTGGAACGGCTCCACGTTCGCCTTTACCCAGTTCTTCCCGGACAACTACGCTGCGTTCCTGCCCGACCCAGGCAACGACTGGGTGGAATTGCACGAGGGCAGCGAGATTGTACGCGAAAATCTGATGGACCCGGGCACCGAGCGGTACGGACTGTTCGGGTGGAGCGAACCGACCACACAGCCCGCCGGGTTCGAGTTGATTATGGTCGATAACTGCCTGCCCGCGCTGTACGTACCCAAGTGCGTGGCATGGGGCAACATTGTATTCTGATACACAACTGTGGTAGATGCCATGCTGCGGGCTGCGTTGCTAGGCTGTGGGCTGGCTGTTTGTCTGTTCGGGCAGGCCGTACCGCTCGACAACGGCCTGGGGCCACTGAAAGACATGGGCCTGGGCATAGCCAGTCTGTGCTTCATGGCCTGGCTGTGCAAATACTTCATTTCTGTAGCGCTGCCTGCGAAAGACGCACAGCTTGAACGGCTGTTCAACGCCCACCGGCAAGAGGTTACCTTGCTGCTGGAAGAGATACGCGGATTGCGGGAGGCGATAATCGCCCACAAGCACCAGGAGCAGTAGCCCATGTTCCTGTCTTCTGGCCTTACGGCAAAGAGCACAACCAACAACGACCCGGTGGAACTGATTGCCGTTCCGGCTGGCTACTACACCAGGCTGATTGTGGCGAACACCGGTACCAGCCCAGGCTACATCGCCATTGGCCTAACGGCTCCGGCTGCCGACAATGCCTGGCTCTATCTGGAAGGCGGCGGGATAATCGGGCTGGACGGCCTTCAGATAATCGGCCCGACCAAGGTATGGCTGAAGCGGGTTCCTGACGGTACAGACGTTACCGGCGTCTACGCTGCCTTGTACTAGACAACCATGTTTGCTTACCCAATATCATTAGTTCGTCGCGGCAGCGTCGGCCACCTGGGCCAGCGCAACCGGTACAACCTCGTCTGGGAAGGTGCAGCCGGGCCGCCGCCCGACCCGCGCGGCGAATACTCAATCGACCTGCAGACGCACCGCCTTTACCCGAGCAGTGTTCCTATTGCCAGCCGCCAGTATCCGACCCGCGAGGCTTGGGGCGGCATCTGCATTGGCCAGAACAACGCCGCTGGCGACTGGGCGACAGCCATCGGCTACACGAACGACTCCTGCTACGAAGCCTCCTTCGGTTGCGGCTGGCACACGCACGCATACACATCCGGCATGTTTGCCTACGGCAGCGGGGCTTTTGTCTCTCCCGGCGATTGCCAATGGACGTTGACCGTCCTGAAGGCCCAGACCACCGACGCCACACCGGCAGAAGTCACTACAGGGGCCTATCTGCCCCATTCACCCAAGACGCGCATCTTGTGGGGAACAGGGCGAAAGACCTACGATTGCCTCATCCGTATCGTCGGTCGCCGGGTCGGTACTGCTGAATGCGCGTCGTTCTGGCGACGTTGCCTGGTAACGCAGGACAGTGCCGTGGGAGGACAGATGATTGGCAGCATCCAGACGGTTGGCACCGATTACAACCCGAATGGCTTCGGGACGCCTAGCATCGACGTGACCGCTGACCCGCCGCACAATGCCTGGCGCATCCGCGTACAGGTTACTGGCAAGGCGGGCGCCACTGTCCGCTGGACGGTGGCGATGGAGATACTGGAAGTAGCCGATACTCCCTAGCTGGCTGACAGGATTGCGGCTGTGGCCGTCTACACGTCCAAAGAAGAGATTGAAACCCTGTTCGGCATTGCTGGTGTGGTCAACCGGGCAAACGATATACCACGGGAGAAAGCAGACCAGTTCTGGGCCAGTCTATGCGAAACCGCTTCCAGAGAAATCGACCTGTATCTGGAGCGTTTCTACGCACCCGAAGACCTGGCTACGCACAGGCTGGTTCGCTACTGGACGACGCTCGTCGCCTGTCATCTGCTGTCCGAACGGCGTGGCAATCCGGCCCAGTTCGCCGCCCGCTACGAACGTATACTGGACATGCTGCAGCAGATTTACCTGGGCATACGGCAGGTTCCTGGCCTGCCGCTGAAGGCCGAACTGGCTCCGGCCATGTCCAATCTGCGGATAGACGACCGGTTTGCTGTCCACAAAATCCGCGTCGTTCCGCAGATTTCCGTAGGCCGCTCGTACCCTGGCCAGCAAATAGACCCCTCCTACTTGTGGGAGATGTACTGGTAGACCGCACTGTGCTGTGCCTGCTTATCAGCATATTACGGTATACCGCACACGGCCTGGCCGCAGCCAGGCGTATGTCTGGCGTTACGTACTGGCCAGGGCAGTGGCCAATCTGCTAGACACTATCTACAAGCAGGCCTGCGCAAAATCTCTTGGCCAGCCCGACATCGCCGATATACGCTGGAAACAGCTGCTACCGCAGACGAAAGCCTACCGACCGGACGTTCCCCGCTACGGGCCGAACAAACGCCGCCCGCTGTTGACCCGCGCCCAGGACGCACTGTGGCGTGCTGTGTTCGCCAAACACCTGGTACGCTGCGAAGACCCGACCGAAGCCGCTCGACTGGCCTGGGGACTTGTCAAGTCCCGCGGTGGCCAGACGTTGATTGGGCTGTACGGCAACCGGTTTGTACCAATCATGTACCGCACAGGCCGGTTGCTGGGCAGCCTCAAGCCTGGTCAGGTCATTGACGACCGTTATGTACCGCCTACAGTTGACCAGCACGTACGGCTGACCGGCCAGCAGGCGCAAATCACTTTCCGCGTCCCTTATCTGCTCTATCAGCACAAGACCCGTCCGTTGTGGCCTGCCGACCTCAGCCCCTGGATGGCCGACGCCATGTCGCGTGCGATGGCCGATGCTTTTCGCGCCGGGCTGGTGGTAGAATAAAGGTTAGGTACAATCCAATGAGCTAGCGCGGATGCTAGCCAGCACCTTCCGGAGCACTGTGGCGATGAGCATGAGAGCGCTGCTAACGGCAGTCAAAGACGTGCTGGCTGAACGGCTGATGCTCACCCATTGGCAAGACATCGGCATACACGAGGACGGTATGCCGCCGCCCTTGATGGGCCAGCGGTACGTAGCCGTACATCCGATGGGCGAATCTCCTTTTGCAACGTTTGAACTGGCCACAGCCGTAGCCTACCATTTCGCCGTTACCGTTACGTGGCGCATTGCGGCGTATCCGAAAGACTGGCGGTTTGCTAACCTGCTGGGAGACGTTGAACCGTTTCTCAGCAAAATCAGACATGCAATCGACGACAGCTACCAGGTGCTGATGGCAGCCAACGATAACATAGACGATATGGAGGAAGACGAGCACCCACAGGGCTTCATTACCCCGCCGCGCTGGCTGGGAACCGACGCCCCTGTGATACAAGGCAGCGACTGGCTGCTGTCGCCCAGCGTTCCGCAAGACAACGCTTTTCTGGTAGTCAGAATGAACTTTGGAGAGGCCAAGCGTATTTTCCCGCACTAAAGGAAGACGGTCATGTTTGTTGCCGGCCCATACACAATTCGAGCCTGTTACGCCAGCGCGTTTCCTGCCGGGCTGAAGCTGTTGGGCGTAGTAGAAAGCGGCTTTGAACTGGACTTTACCCACGACGTGGAACCCGTTGTCGGCGACAATCTAGGTACGTCAATCCAGGACGGCATTTACCGCGGCACAAACTGTTTCCTGCAGTTCCAGTTGAACGAGTACCACCAGACGTCGGACGCTAACCATTTCGGGCTGAACGCACTGGCCTGGCCGTATGGCCAGCCGTCCGGCGGATTGCCGCTGTGGGGTTCACTGGGGATACTTGGCAATCTGGCCAGCAACTTTTCTCTGGCCCTTCAGTTGACCGCTCTGCCTGGCAGTCCGGCGGAAACCGCTGGCCCAGTGGTGGTACGCGCCAAACGGGCTATTCTGGCCCCTGGGTTTCCGATACGTCTGTTGTTCGCCACTACGTTGCGAACCATACCGCTGCGGTTCCAACTGTTGCCCTACTTGAACCAGGGCGAAAACTTCCTCCGCTTCTTCCAATTCGACTCCCAGTAGCTGGCTCTGTATGGCTGAGCAGAAGATTGTTGTCGAATTGAAAGGCCCGCTGGCTGCCCCACAGGAATACGCAGCCCCACGAGGCGTATGGAAAGATTTTCCCTACCGCACGTGGCGCTCAGAGGTTCGGCGGTACCACAAGCAACAGTACGAAACCGAGTACCAGGAAGCGCTTGAGTCCATCCGTCAACAGTGGATTAAAGCAGGACTGGTAGGCGACATCGCCCACGAGGACATTATAGCCGAATTGCTTCGCCGCCGGGGCATACGACAACGGGATATTCCCCTGCCAGAAAAACCGGTCATGGCCGAACTGGCCGAACGGCGCGGGATACTCGGTACGCTGGCCAGCACCGGGGCTATGCAGGGCGCGTTCCAGCAAATCGTACAACAAATGTTGCATACCGCCCCGACGGCTGTAGCGGCTGGCGTCGGTGCGGCAACCGGCTCGCCACTGCTCGGCTCGATAGCCGGTACAGCAACTGGCGGTCTTGTGCAAGCTGCGGCCGGCGCTGGCCCGATTGGCATGGCCGTTGTCGGTGCGATTGGCGGCGTGGTGTTCGCAGCCAAGGCGTTGAAGGAAGTCTTTGACACGTTGCGTGCCACAGCCAGCCAGCTAGCCAGCAGCATCGCATCCGTTTCCGGCCCGGTGGCAGCGGCGTTCGCCCAGGCCGAAGTTACACAGTTCGCCGCCATACAACGGCGCAGCGCCGTGCTGGGTACAACGGCCGCCGGGTACATTGCCGCCCAGGCAAGACAGGAGGCGGCGTGGGAAGACTTGAAAACCAGCGTCGGCGAGTTGCTGATACCGATTGCCCGCGATGTCGAGAAGTCGATACGCGGATTGTGGCTGTTGTTGAAAGAGGCCGTCGAGTGGCTCAAAGACACGTGGAATACAGAACTGGCCCGTGTTGTCTTCAAAGCGCTACAGCTTGTGTTCCCCGCCTACGGGATACTGAAGAATATACTGGACGGACTCAAGTGGGTAGCTGAAAAACTGGGGAAAGAAAAAGAAGAAGAGGCAGACATAGCCAACGTGCGGCTGGTGTTCGCAGCGATTGAACAGGGCGTACGCGGCGTAAAAGAGCGGCGGCAGGGTGGAGGGGTATTCTAATGCCCACAGGCATCGACACAGGCAACATTGTCGAATACGCCGGGTTCCGCTTTCCGCCCGCCTCGCGTGTCAACTTGTCTGTGGAACCGGTCTACGATACATCGCAACGTTGCGTCAAGTACTACAACTACAACCTTCAAGTATCCGCCTTTCTGACTGTGCATGACCTGCCCAACCCGCTCAGCCCGGACATGGGGTTGTACGAAATCCAACAGCGGCTGCTGCGGGCTGGCCAGCTACTGCGTCTGTCGCGCGGACTGGGCGTATATCCAGTCCCGATTAATGAGGTCTACCCTGACCAGGTAATCGGCTTCGGCCCATTGCCTCGACATCTGCACGTCCAGCCGCTTGGCTCTACGCTGGCTTTTCTGCTGACGTGGGAGTGCCAGTTCGCCTTGCCACTGCTGGAGGTCAACCGCACCAGCGGCGACGGGTTGCTGGAAGGCACCTACATGGTTTCCTGGGGGATAGACCACCGTGGGCTGACAACGCGCACCGTATCCGGCCGGATAGAAGTATGGGCGTATCGGCACCTGGCGAACTTCAACGTCGAGCGGATAGCCGACGCTTTGCGCGAGCGTATCAGCATACCCATAGCCAGCGGTTTTCGCCGACAGTCGCAATCCTTCCAGATGAGCGAAGACCGCCGCTGGTTGCACTTCACCATTACAGACGTGGAGTTGCCCAGCCGGTGGGCCTTTCCGCCGGGCGTTGCCAATCTGCACGTCGAGCATCGTATCTACAACTACCAGCCCAGTCAGTTGTTGCCTTCCAGCGGAGCGATTATCTGGCGCGGGGAAATCAGCGCTTCTGCGGAACTGTGGCCCAATGAAGCCCCGGCCAGTCTGTGGGCGATTCTGTGGGGCGTCATACGCAGCCGACTGGACGCTATAGACCATTGGGCGCAGACGCACCAGGTAGAAGCCCCGGCGGGCGGCAAGACAGAAGGCAGGCCGGAGGAGTATACACGCCAACGCCCCTTGTTCCTGATACGCACCATGTCGCTGGCCGAACAGGTCTACGAACTGGCTGGCTCCATGTCAATCGCTTACGACCTGCAGGCCCCGCTGGGCGCGGCGTGGGAAGCCAACGCGCTGTCCACAGAGCCGAAAGGCAAAGACGGCAAGCCGCTGACGTGGGATGACTGGTACAACAGCGCGGCTGGCCGCCACCGCGCCTGGAGCATCCGTGGCATAGCCGGTGCGGGCACCTACAGCCGACAGGACGGCATCATCTACCCAGGGTATCCGGGTCTTGTGGGGCCGGAGTTGTTCAGTCATGGGCTGATTACGGAGTTTTTCAAACGGGAGCGAGAGCGTACGCTGCGGCCTTTCCGACCGCCTCCAAAAGACAGCAGCTACTGGCACTATGAACTGGTGGTGAAGCTGGACGAACAGGCCAAAACAATCGACCACCCGATTCTGTCCGAGGTACAGAAGCAGATACGTGGAAACGCTATCTGGAATGACCTGGGGAAACGACCGGGGCATATTGTCTTGATAGGTGAGGCCGAGCGAGTCGGATACGATATACCAGACAATGAAAGGGCTATTATCAAGCTCAGCGTCAATGCGCCGAATAACTGTAGGCTCCAGCTAGTGTATGGCCACGTTTCCCCCTTGCCCAAACGCACTACGTTGTCTGGTACAATGAACCGTGTGTGCTGGCTACGCATCTACCTGGCAACCGGGCCGTTGGAGAGGCTCAACACGTTGGGGGACTTCCTGGAGCTAGACCAGTTACCAACGCAACACGCCGCCCGGTTTGCCAACATGTTCAACCAGTATGCAATACCCAACACGTGGAAACGGTAGGAGGCGGTACACAACATGACCACACCAAGGCTGGTTCAATTGGACGACTGGACCGTAGAGATACGTACCAGTTCCGGACAGAGCGTAGCAGTCGATTGGTTCGAGATTGTATTGATGGTCAGTCGGCTGGAAACCCCGCTGGCTGGCAGCACTGAACTGCGTCCGTTTCCACAGTGGTGGCCGGAGCTACAGGCCTGGCTGCGCGAACGATACAACCTTGACCTGTCGGCAGGCGAGGTCTACCAGCTATACACAGCGGTGATGAACCTGTGGGAGGCTAAAAAAAACAATCCCGGCAGCACGCCGACGTTGCCTTCTGGTACAAACTGAACCCGTGGCGGCTGGAAGACTGGCAACTGAAGCTGCTACATGATGAATTGCCTCGACTGATTGCCTGGCAGAAGCTGGAACAGCTTGAACGCCCTGCTGACGAAAACCGCCTATATGACCTGGTGTTGCTGGCCACAGGCGACAAACAGGCGGCGGAGAAGGCCCGCCTGGCGTTTCTGGACTACCTGGTACGGGTGTCAACAACAAAGACTGCCCTCTAACGTGGGTTGCCAGTTCAAGGTGGCAGACGATGACACGGACTGCCGATACTATTGACTTGCTGAAAACGTATACAGATGACTACATGCCGACGGCCTATTGGAGCGGCTTCCACCCTTACCGCCGCTTCCCTGGGTTTTCGCTGGGCGTTGTGCTGGCCATGTTGACTGACCCCAGAGTACTGCTGGGCCTGGGCATTATCAAGGGCGTGCTGCTTACGAAAATGAAAATCCGTATTGATTGCGACAGTCAGCCAGTACAGGATTTTCTGGAGCGGCAGTTGACCCGCTTTCTTTCTCGCGACGCCCCGATAGCCTTGAAGGCGGTTGAGTGGGGCTATAGCTGTTCGGAAGTGTTCTACAAAATCGTAGACGGCCAGTTGCACTACTGGGGACTGCGGGACTTGCACCCGATGGACTGCCGCTGTCTGGTGGCCGCAGGTAAGGTCATCGGGGCCAGGATACGGGGGCTGAAACGCGGCTCTGCTACGGACTACCACAGCAGCGACCCGTTGCTGGTGCCCAAGATATTCTGGCATGTCCAAAGTCGGGACTTCCACCCGTGGTATGGCCGGAGCCGTTTGTTCGGGGCCTTTATCCCCTGGAACGAAACGTGGAGCGACGGCGGGTTCCGTGATATACGCCGCTTGTGGTTTTACAAGTACGCCTATGACGGCGGCATCGGCTATCACCCGCCAGGCACTACGCGGATAGCGGAAACCGGCCAGGAAATCAGCAACCGCGACCTGATGCGTGAGATAATGGAGAAACGACGCACAGGCGGCATCGTTGTGTTGCCCGACAACCCAGAAGGCGGCAAGCGAATGTGGGAGATATTGCCACCGACGCCCATGCCACTGCCGTCCGGTCTGATGGAATATGGCGAGCAACTGCGCGTCGAGATACTGGAAGGCATGGGCATACCGCCGGAAGTAGTCCAGGCGGCCCAGGTCGGCAGCGGTTATTCTGGCCGCCGTGTACCGGAAGAAGCCTTCTACTGCTCCTTGCAACAAAATGCCAATGAACTGATAAATGACTTGGACCAGCAGGTGCTACGGTTTCTGGTACGCTTCAACTTCAAGACCGACGTGCCATACGAATTGACGGTGTACGGTTTGCTGGCCGAAGAAGAAACGCCGGAGCGTGTTCCGGAACCAACGCTGGCGGAAACACAGCCTGGTCTGACTGAACCACTGCCGCTGGCAGAGCGTCGCCTCCAGGAGATGCGTACAACCGGTGGCTGAACTTTATTTCACCGTCTGGACTTTATTTCACCATTTCGACCGGTGGCCGTTATGCGACGACGTGTGCGGTATCAGACCACAAGACGCAAGTGGCGGTGGGGGCCGTTGAGCATTATCGACTACCGCTACAAGGTCGGTTCTCCTGGCTGGTACAAGATGCCCTGGAAGGCACAGCGGCTAAGCGCGTGGCGATACATGCATCTGGTGGCCCGTGGACATCCGCCTGTACACAAATACGGATTGCAGCGTGGTTATACTACCGCAGCCCGATTGCGACAGCGCGAGGTGCTGGACTGGCTGGCCAAACGCAAGGCTCTGTACGGCCAGTAGGCCCGGAACTTTATTTCACATCTAGGACCCCCAGTATATGGCCAGAAATCTGGGCAACCTCATTTTGGGGGATTTATCCTAACCCAATTTTAAAAAACATATATTTTCCCTTAGGAAAATATATGTTTTTAGACTAATAGAATCTAGCCTACTTGTGTCTTCTATCCCCAAAAAAGCCACTTGGCCAAACTATGAAAGAAAGGAAGTGAAAGAAAGCCGCCTACCGACTGCGCCTTGCCTTGAGCACTTTGCGCTTGATAGCAGCGGTGGCTTGGGCAGCAGCAGACTCTTTTGTCGCTCCCCGCTCTTGTGCGGACTGGAAAATATGCTTCCACATCCGCTTTTCTTTCGGTGTGTACTTCCTACCGTAAATCGAACATGTGCGCGGCATACATGACCTCCAACCTGTCCTGGTACACGAGTGTTTCTTCCAGTATACTTCAACAGCGCTGTTGCCCAAACCAGCTTGTCTGTACCACTGCGTACCACCCGTTATAGTGGAATAAAGAAAATGGGTATATAGTGGGTATACTGAACGTGAAATAAAGGTTTCTCGCTATGCAAGGGCGTGTGAGGATTGCTAGAGGTGGCAAGTCTGTTACTTGTGTTCCGTCTGAAGTCTTGCGCGAGCAGGCCGCCGAACTGGGCTATCGTACCGACTTCTGGCAGCAGGCCAACAGCCTTACCTTCGAGCGCGGGCTAGGCTATGCCTACGGGCTGTTTCTCCTCACGCGCGAAAACCTGGACTTGCTCGAATCGCAGAGCGGCCCATACGGCATATGGTTTCTTTGCGACGGACTGACCGACCAGCAGCAGGCTGTGTACTGTGGTTGGCTGCAACCGTTGTCTGTTACGGCCTTGTACGCCACCAGCGCCGCCAGCCCACCAGAGGACTCAATCTATTTGCTGGAACTGGTTAGTACCAGCTTTAGCAACTGGCACTTTAGTGGTACCTGCCCTAGGGATTACAATGTGGTCAACCCGGCCAAAGCCCTGTTGTCTGGGGCCGACCGATACTACAACTACCAGTCATACGTCTGGAACTGGTATGACGTCGCAGGACTGGGACGGCTGGAACCACCGCCGCCTTCTTTCCCTCCAGAAAACCTGCTGCTGTACGGGTTGCCGCGTACCAAAGCCATGCTGCTGGCACTGCGGGCCATTGGGTATGAACTGGTGCTGGACAGAGCTACTGGCAGCTGGTGGGGCGTTCGGCCTGGTACCCAGCAAGCCGGTCTTGCCGACCTGCTGGAACAGGCTTCTGGTTACTTTCGCTCGGCCACCGTTCCGCGCCCGAACATGGCCACTGCTGTACGTGCGGGCAAGGTGCGTACCGTCTTTCCAGTGCTCTACCCTTATGAGGCGTTTGCACATCGGGACTGGTTTTCCGAGCAGCCACACCAGGTAAATTGGCGTCGCAAGTACTATATTGATGTTGACACTGGCTACGGCGGCGATGGCATTCTGGTAGTCCACGATACAACGCTGGCCTTGCGCAGCGGAGGCCTTGATGACCAGGTACTTAACTTTGCTACGCTCCAGACCATTGCTAACTACCACAAAGACGTGTACAAGGAGCGCGTTGATTGTCCCTACAACTGGCAGCATTACTTGTTCCTGGGCTTCTGGCCTTTCGAGCTGGGTGCTGCGGTACGCCGCATACGATGGTCGGACGTCGGCGGCGCGACAACAGAGGTCGAGCTAGGTTGTTTCCCCACCCCCAGTGGACACGGGCCTCAACAGCCGTCAAGTGGCTGGCCCGCGCCGCTGGCCAGTCGTGTAGCGGAAATCTGCCAGGCCTGGAACGAGCACTTCTACAATCCTGTAGGTTTCAGTCATCGGGCTGTTGGCGTCAAATTGGACGCTTCCGGGCAGTACATGCCTGTACCGTCGGATAAAACGCTTCCTGGCAAGATTGTACGCAACAGGAGAGGGCCAGACGGCGGTTTTGTTTATGACGGTGACGAGTGCTGGGTACATTGCTACACCAATGGGCCAGTTTATGCCGCCCCGCTGTTGCCAGGCGTCGCAGGCGGTATTCTGGAAAAAGAGGGGCAGTCGCTGCCGCTTGTACACTTGGCTTCTCTGGTGGACTTGACCCTGGCTCGGGCCGTAGAAACCGAAGGGCGGGTGGCTGTGACTGGCGCGGAGTTCACTCCGTCAAACCCACTTGGTTTGTTCTACCTTCCGGACGACTATGTGCTGGTAGGACGGACGTCGCAAGACGTGTGGACAGTCCTGGCCGTCCAGGGTACTGTCCTGGCGGGTACGGTGGTGGCAACGGGAGGGGGGTGGGCGACAGTCCAGCTAGCCGCCGGGGTCACCAAAAATGCGGAGAACGTAATGGGCCTGGAGCTTACTGTTGGTCAGACCGTTTTCATCACCCGCGACAGGGATGGCTGGTGGAAGGTTGTATCGGCCCCGCCGCCTCCACAACCGTAATCAGGGTTGACGCTGTACCTTGCTATGTTTAAAATGGATATAGACGACTGTCATATCCACGGGGAGGTACATTTATGCGGTTCGACGGTTTATTGACCACAGGACAGGCGGCTGCGATACTTGGGCTGACTACGGTACGGGTATGGCAGCTTGCCAAGAGCGGGCTGTTGCCGCCGGTTGGTCGGATTGGTACCACCGGGTGCAAACGCTCCGGCACGCTGGTCTTTCTGGCCGAAGACGTACATCGGCTGGCGGGTACTCGCGCCCGACGCCATACCGCTGCCAAAGTGGGCGGTGGTCGATTACGTGGGAAAAGGAAAAAAGGCCAGGCCCTGGTCAGTCAGCCTTAGCTGGTACCGCTTCAACTGCCACGTCCGCTTCTGTCTGTTCCAGCACCACACCTGTACCTGGTTCCCCGCCTCCAGGATAATCCGCAGCTGCTTCTCGAATTGTAGTATCTTCTGCTGCCGCTGTTGGGCATGGTACTGCGCCGTTACTTGAATCAGCAGACAGCCGGACTGCCCAGGCACAATGGCCAGTATATCGGCAAAGCCGAACAGGTCTTGCCGTCGCTTTGCCCACGGGTTCCAGTGTTCCACCTTCTGTGCCAGCCAGCCCATTCGGCGGCACAGTGCCAGGCTCCTGGCCGTAACCCGGTAACCAGGACTGGTCTGCGAGCGGCTTGCCCGTGCGCGGGTCGGCGGGCAGTCCGCCAGCGGCGTATCGTCTTGAAGGCGGTTTCGGCGGTCGGCCATTGGTGTAATCCCCTCGATTGTATGCGTACCGCAGTTGCTGGACTCCGTACCGGCGGGCCACAATCTTTTGCACCAGCTTCGAGTGGGGGAACTCCGCTGCCAGAATATCCTGTAGCTGCTGGTCGGTCAACCGTTGCGTCGGCGGCAACTGCTCATTGGCGCGGAACAGCCCTACGATAAACGTGCGGAAGCCGACGCCGGTTGTCTTGCCCCGAACCCTGGCCCGCCTGTCGCGCTTCTGGTCTGTGGGTACTGTTATCCGTAGCTGGCGCATGGTCATCTAGCCACCCTGTTTTGCCGATTACGTTTGTCAAAAACGTAATCCCTTTCCCTACCCACCAGTATATTCCGTCTGGTTCCGCTGCACAGTACTGCGGGTCGTCAGGTGTTCGCCAGCAGCCCGCTAGCTTATCCGCAAGTACCCCTATTTAATTATTACTAATCCGATAATCAATTGACCTATCCAAGATTTTTTTCTTTAAAACTATTGACGCAAAGACCTATTTTAGATATATTAAGCATAGTGGTTTTGGTGGTCTATCCAATAAACACCTAGCAGAAGGAGTAATGTGATGAAGGCCTTTAAGCCCAAGCCCAAGCCTGAGGTAGTAACCTTCAGGCGACCAATTCGGCTGCGCCGCTGGAAAGAGGGGGTGGAAATCATCCCCTGCCGCAAGGATGTAACGTTGCGGAAGCCCCGCGTGCTCACCGAGGAGGAGCAGATACCGTACAAGTCTGTCCTCCCCTGGCCCTTCCTTGTGCCTGTTACAAGGGGAGGGCGCTGCGTCCGTGGCGTTTACCTCGTCCAGTGGCACGAATACTACAACAACATTGGACGGTTTGAGTAATGCTTTTCCGCACAAAGCCCCTCGTACCTGACCCAGGCGAGGCCGGGTACGAGGGGCGGCGCGGAGCGCCGCAAGACAATTTTTTAGGAAAGGGTTTGCCAATGCACACGACTGCTCTTTACATCCCGGTTGTAACAACCCCAGACCGCCGAGAGTGCTATTCTAACGACCGGTGGTACATCATCGCACTGCCCTGTCGGTGGGCAGCGCTGTGGGTCTTTCCGAAAGACCCACCTGCACCTGTTGCTGCCCCCGGCGACAAGGAGACGGACTGGATTTATCAGGTGCTCGAAGACTTTCAGACCAGTTCCTTCAAACCTGGCCCTGGCGAGTCCGGATATGACCGCCGCCGGCTGGAAGGCTTCGACCTGGACGCAATGCGGCCTACGGCCCGTACCGAAAACTGGATATGCCTGCAACCGGCTGGACGGGCAGCTGCCTTGTTTGATGTGCCCGATTACTTGTTTGTGAGAGCTGTCCGGGTTGTGCCCCACCCGGAAAGGCGGAAACGCTGGTCTGTCGGACTGATGGACCGGCAGGACGAGGAGGCCTGGGCGCGTGTCCAGGCGGCTTTTGACGCTGACGGCCTGGTCATCTCCAATGAAGCCCTTCAGCTGGCAATGCCTGGCTGGAAGCGGATTGTCTACCAACTGTACGGCCTGCTCGACCTGGAAGAGCGGCCGAAGGACAAAGACTGCCTGGACTGGGTGTTCGACCATGACCAACCCAGCAGGCCCACAAACGTGGAGCCTGACGAGGCCCTGGAAGCTACAAGGCGGCTTCTCGCCTTGTACCGGCAGCAACTAAAAGAGCGATGGGCGGACTCTGTGTGAGCAACCTTGCCTGCGCTGTGCTTTAGTGGAATATAGAAAAAACATCACTATCCCGATAAACATTTGATATAATATAAAAAAAAATTATTCCACGGGTATTGACGCGCTGACCGGCTTTAGATATATTAAGTGTAGTGGGATTGGTAATACGACTAGGAGGTGACTCATGGAACGCTGGATACCAACACTCGACATTGTAAGCGGGGACGTAATCCGCTGGACAGAAGCCGTCTGGCCGCCGGACTCATGGTCATTGGGGAAAAAGGCCAGACCTATCGGCACTCGAACCGTGGTGGCCCGCGTGACCAGCGAGAGCTACGGCCAGAAAACCCAGCAACATACCTTCACCCTGATAGTGGTGGCCAGCGACGGCTGCGAGCCGCTGACGCCGGGCCAGCGCATTATGCGCAAGGGCCGCAACCTCTACCGCGAGGTGCCGCAACGACTGTTGTGGGATGATGAGCAGCAGCGTCAGCTTGTCGCCCAGGAAAAACACCAGCGCGGCGACGCAGCGCGCCGGAAACGACAAGAGCGACAGCTGTTGACGCAATAGCTAGTTTTAGACATATTAACCATGATGGTTGGGCAATCTAACCGTTAACCCTTGAACGATTGGAGGTGGTCTATGTTCTTCGCTACATGTTCCCTGCTGAGGGTGGTCAGGACTCTGCGGTGTGTAAAACCGAATTATGTGATTATCTGTGGTACGGGCAAGGAAAAAGAAGTGCGTTTCATTGCCGTATCTGAGCAGGGCCGCATGGCCGAAGTGATGCTGCGAAATGTTTGCTACTGGCCACGACTGTGGGTCAAGGTTCCTATGCATGTCCTGGAACTGGTTGTTAAAGTCAAGGGCCAGATTACCGTAACGCTCGAAAACAATGAGCGGTACGGGCTGCACCTCAATTTTGAGGGCGAAACCCACGGTGTTCGGCACCGCCTGAGAGCTGCCGACCTTGGTGAAGAAGTCCTGCCTCTCCTGGCTGACCTGCGGAAGCAGGGTTTTTCCGCATCGACTCGCAGGCGGTAGTAGCGCCGCAAGGACGAACAGCGGCTTGGTTTGGGTTGGGTACGGGGCCTGTAACGGCTTTTCACTCTTGCTAAAAGGAGGAAGCTATGCTGTGGTTTCAAACTGATGCGACTTCGCTGCGTAAGCTGACTCGCGTCATGCAGCGTGTCCTGCCTGACAGAAAAGGCGAGGTAGTGGTCGAAACCGGCCAGGACGGCATCGAGTTTTCTGCCCTGAACCCCGATACCGGGGTGTACGCAAAAGCAGCATTGTCTGCCCGCCCTTTTGAGCAACGGCGACAGGCAATGCTGCCAGTCGCGTTCCTGGAAAACCTGCTTGGGGAACTCGGCCGCGGCTCGGTAGCCGTTAGCGTGATGACCGACAATGGCGGGGAAGTCCTGCTGGTCGAGCCCCAGACGACTGGAAGGCAGTCCCGCTTTTATCTGTCTGACAAGCCGGTTGGCCAGGGACTGGCTCCGGAACTGACTGATACGCCCAATTGGCACAACGGGGTTTTCTTCCGCTCGACCTGCCCGCAGGACGCAAGAGAGCCGCTGGCTGCCGCCTTGTGCTGTGCCATGCGTGAAACAGATGTGAGGTTATGGGCGGAGCGCCACCTGCACATGATTCTGCTGGACTTCGATAGCCTTGCTGCTGATGGCATGGTGGTCATTGCCGGTAGCGATGGCGTCCGGCTGTCGGCGGCTGGATGGCCTGTGGAGGTCGAGGGCCAGCGTGATGGCCTCAGACCGGCAGCAATCACGCGCGACTGTGCCCAGGTGTGGAAGGAGGTACTTGACCTGCGGCCCAACCTTATCCAGTTCGGCTTCACCGAAAGGGCAGAACAATCCCACCTGACCTTCATCACCAGGCTAACCGGCCCGGTCAGCCGGGTTGATTTTGGCCAGCTTAACGTGCGCCGCAACTGGGCGCGCTGGCGGCTTCTGCTGTACGATGCCGACCTGGAACTGGTAGTACCGGTCAAGCCGCTGCTGGAACTAGCCACGGCGGCAAAGCGCCTGGAGCGACAAGACAACCAACTGGCGTCGATGCTGGTACTGATGCCCCAGGCGAAGCAGGGCGACTACAGCCTGGTCGCCTGGCCTGTGACGTCCCCCCGGCAGAAACTGACGCTCCAGGCAACGCTGGCCAACCCTGGCAAATCCAGGCCTAAGAAGCTGCCGGATGCTGTCTACCTGCTGCCGAGAAACTTGCTGCCGCTTCTCAGGCACCTGCCCACAGAGCGCGTTACTCTTCTGTTCCGAGAAAGGCAACGTTGCCTGAACCTCCGGGCCTACGGTTTGGAGAAGGGATGGTTCCAGGGCGTCATTGCCCTGATAGATGCTGATGCTGTTTCCTGAGTCCCATAAGAAAGGGGGTCTGCGATGCGTTGGTTCACGGTAGACTGTGCGTCGGTGAAACGGGCGACAACCCTGTTGCGTACGGTATTGTCTGAAAAGAGCAAAGGCACTCCTAGCAGCTACCAGGTGGTGGTGGAGAGCAACTACGACACTGTGGAGTTCGCGACGTACGGCCAGCTGCCCTTGCGTATTGTGGTACAGACCGACAACGTTGCCGTGCCACGGTTGCGGGCTGTGGTACAGATAGAAGACCTGCTTGCTGTCAGGCGGCGCTGCTGCCGTGGCAGCAAGCTGACCGCCCTGGTTCCTGTTGACAAAGACGGGTGGGGAGAAGCAACGCTGCCCTTCCGTAGTGAGCAGGGGTCGAAAAGCATTACCGCCTTTACGGGCGTTTATGCCGATGACGTTTCTCATCATACTGTACCGCGGCTGTGGTGGGAGAGCTACTTCCAGGTCGAGAAGCCGCGCCTGCTGGCTGTATTGCTGGATTGTCTGCTCAAGCAACCGGCCGAAGCGTCCCTTAGTATGGGCCTTGATGTAGCCGGCCAGCGCATACGGCTGGCTGCGGACGGGTGCTGTCTTGGGCGTTGCAAAGCGGCAATCGTAGGGGAACCCCGTGCAATCGATAACTGGGGGCTGTCGCGGGGCTTCCTGCTAGCCTTGCGCTGCATCCTGGACAACAAACCGGGCGTGCTGCATATCGCGCTGCGGGAGTCTTTCGACGGCAGCAAACACATGGCCGTTTCAGCGTTTTCCGACATACCGGTCGAGCGTATCGACCTGTGCCAGGTGGGTTTGCCCGCCACAGGTGGCTGAGGGAAAGGAGCCTGCCATGACTGTGAAACACTGTGCTGGTTGCCGCTGGGCCGGAGGCCCATGCGTCATAGGCCGCGGCAATCCGCAAGCGCCGCTGGCCCTGCTGGGTGAGGCCCCTGGTACTGTGGAGATACAAAGGGGCGTAGCCTTCACTGGCCCCAGCGGCCAGTTGCTCGACGACCTGTTACATCGGGCGGTTGCCGCCGCTGGTCTATGCGGCAAACTGTCCTTTTCCGACTTCTGGATTACCAACTGTGTCTGCTGCGATACCCGTGGGCAGACTCCCACGCTTGCCGACTGCAAGCTGTGCTGGCCCCGGCTGTCGAAAGAGCTAACGGGCAAGTACGTCATCGCCCTGGGCCGTGTGGCAGAGCGTAATCTGCGGCATCACCGCTGGCCGCTGAACCGTGCCTTGTTTGTGTGGCACCCGGCATACATACTGCGGAACCCACTGGCTGCCGGCGGGTGGGTAATGCGTGTGCGGGACTTCCTTTCCGCCGTGTACCCGGAGCTACAAGGAGCTACAAGATGAAACCTACCTCCAGGAAACAACCGACCAAGACCGGGCGTAAACGGCCGGGCTGTGGTACCAGACGAGAGCGTCCGGACTGTAGTGCCAGACGAGAGCGTCCGGACTGGGTGTGGAACTGGCAGGACGGGGCAACGCAATCGGCGCTGCGATTGTTCCGCACCTGTCCACACCAGTTCTGGCTGACCTACTGCCAGGGATGGCGGGCAATGCTGACCAGTACGGCAATCGAACAAGGCAGTGCGTTCCACCACCTGCTGGAAGGCGGCCTGGCGGAAGGCTACATACTGAAACGACGGCTGGAAACACCGCCTGCGGTACGAACGGCTGACTGGACAGACAATCTGCATTGGGCCGTGGCTATTGCCGAGTGGTCTTATCAGCACTATCAGGTGTTCTGGGAAAAACACCCGATTGAAAACAAAGTATCCGAGGCCGTATTCGACATAGACGGCCCGGCGGGCTTGCGGCTGCGGGGGAAAATCGACGGCTACGGGCAACTGAAAGACGCTCGCTCGGGCCGCACGCTGAATGTGGTCATCGAAACCAAATACCGCAGCCAGATAGACGAGGAAACCACCAAAGCCGCCCTGCCCTACCAATTCCAGCCTTTGTTGTACGCCTACGCACTGCAACGTTTGACTGGCATTGTGGTGGACGGCATCGTGCTGGACGTTGTACGTCGGCCTGCACTGCGGCCCAGGCAATCGGAAACCGTAGTCCAGTACCTGGACCGCCTGACGGAAGACTACCATGAACGGCCTGCCTGGTACTTCATGCGCTGGCTGGTACGGCTGGAACCGGGCGACATAGACCAATGGGTATCCCGATGCCTGGAACCACTGGCCCGTCGGTTGCGGGAGTGGTGGCGCAGCATCGTCAAGTATGACGACCCGTTCCAGTCGCCGCTGCACTACCTGAACGACGACGCGCTGGTGGACGGCTTTTCTCGCTGTGCGCTGTTTCACCTGATTACGGACGGCTCGACGTTCGGGCTGTACCGCGTAACGAAACCGTTTCCGGAGTTGGAACCAATCGAGGACGCCGAGTCCTCACAGCAAACCTCTTGTTAGAAAGGGCGTATGTCATGAGCAGAACCGAGAAACTGACTGGTAGCAGCCGCAAAAAGACGGCACCGACGGTGGCCTTGCCCACCGCAAAAAACACGCCGCCCCAGCGGCTGGAGCAGTACCACGTGCTGCTCTACGGCGTCAAGGGCATTGGCAAAACGTCGCTGGCGGCCTGTTTTCCCAAATCACTGGTCTTCCAGTTCGAGGAGGGGCGGTTCAATCTGCCCATTTATCAGATACCAGGCCCGTGTAACCAATGCCGTGGCCGTGGCTGCAAAGACTGCGACCACACCGGTCGGGAACCACGACTGACCTGGGAGCGTTTCCTGGGCTACGTCGATTTGCTGGTCGAGCAGCGGGCCAAGCGGCAGTGGGACACTATCGTAATCGACAGCCTGGACATGGCCGTCGAGGCTGCCGAACGCTATATCTGCCAGCCCAAGGGGCTGCTATCCGCTACCGAAGCCCGTGATTATGGCTTCACCTGGCGTGAGGTGCGGGAGGAACTCGACACCCAGTTGACCGAACTGCGGCTGTCGGGTTATGGGCTGCTGCTGGTATCCCACGCCAAGCTACGGGACGTGGAACTGAAGGTGGGCGGCAACCTGACGCAAATCATGCCCACTGTCCAGCAGACGGTGCTCGACAACTATGTACGGCCCAAGGTAGATGTAGTCATCTACTACGGCTACCACGGTCGGCAACGCATACTGACCACTACGGGCACCGAGCAGCTGTTGGCAAGCTGCGGCCCTGCGGGGCACTTCCGCACCGAAGACGGGCGTCCGATACCGGCCTTTCTGGCTGGCGACAGCCCTGAAGAAGCCTACAAACGACTGCTGCTGGCCTGGGAAAACAAACTGCCTGAGAAGTATGTTATCCCTGCCGACCAGTTGGACTTCGGCCAGCGGCAGCCCGACGACAAATAGCCACTCTGTGTAGCGTTGTCGGCTGTATCAGCGGCAACGGCCGACAACGCTGTTGCTGATTGCCGCTACGAAACACCTTGTGTCTTGGAGGTCTAACTATGTCACCGCGGAAACCGCAGAACAAGTCGCTTGCACAACTTGAGGCGGCCTGGCGTGCTGCCCGAGAGCAGGCCAGTAAATCCCGGCTTGCCAGCAGCACCAGCATCCCAGACGGCAATTATCTGGCCCGGCTGACGGATGCTGCCAGCGGCGAGTCCAACGGCGTCCAGTGGATACGACTGGACTTTGTGGTCGAGAGCGAAGGGTACGAAGGGGAACGGCTGGCCCGGTTCCTCCGCCTGGAAGAAAACGGGCTTCAGTTGCTGGCCCGTACCTGCCAGGCCCTTGGGCTGGACGTAGCGTCGCTTTCCACTGTGGCCGACGAACTGGCTGCTGTGGCGGCCCGACAACCGTTGTGCCGCATACGTGTGCTCACCCGCGACACGGACGCCGGCACGTTTACCAACGTGTACGTTAACGGACTGGCCTCGACGGACGCGCCGTCTGGCCAGCGCGGGCGCAGTCGGCTGCGCCGCTAACCAGTGTGCAAAAAACCCCACCCTGTTGCCTCATGCAACAGGGTGGGGGTCGCCACTGGGCGCTGGCTGGCGTACGGCCAGCTCAACAGGAAAGGGGCTACTACCATGATAATCGACACTGAAACCATTGGCCTAGGCGGGCCTCCGTTTGCCGTATGTTTGCTGGACGCTGGCGGCAAGGTGGTCTTGTTCCACCAGTCAACGCCGGACTGGACGCGGCGGGTAACATGGCCCACCGACGTGTGCCAGCGTATCCGGCAGCTTGTTGACCAGGACAACGTGCTGGTCTTTCACAACGCCAAATACGACATACAGGCACTGCGGCGTATCGGCATTGACGTCCCCTGGCAGAAGGTCGAGGACACCATGTTGCTGGCCCATGCCGTAGACAGTCAGATGACCGTAGCACTGAAGCCGCTGGCCGAACTGTGTCTTGGTTTTCCACAAGACGACCTGCGGCAACTGTCTGATGCTGTCCGGCGGGCGCGGCGCATCGCTGCCTCCCAGGGTATCCAGCTTGCCGACAATCCAGCCGAAGACTGGTGGATGGTCAAACCCCTGCTGGGCACCGATGAACTGAAGGCCTACAACGTTAACGATTGCCGCCGGACGCTGCAACTGTGGTTGTACCTTCACCGTATCGCCAATGACCAGCAACGCAGGGCCTACTGGCAACAACTGCGTCTGTTGCCTGTGCTAGACCGTATGGAGCAGTGGGGCGTAACGATACGCCCCGCTGTGCTGGAGCGTCGCATTGCTGCCCTGGAGCGAAAAATCCAACTGCTGTCCAGCCAGGTTGAGCGGCTTGCGGGTCAACCGCTTAACCTGAACAGCCCTGTGCAAGTCGCCGGGCTGCTGGAACGTTTCGGCATCCGCAGCCCGTACACGACGGCCACCGGACGCAGCAGCGTAAGCGAAGAAGCCCTGCAAGAGATGTTTGCCGCATACACCAGCGGCAAACGGCGTCAACTGCTACAACTGCTGCTGGAACACCGGGCCGCTACGAAGGCCTGTGGGATGTTGAAAGAATATCAGCGGCTGTTGCGTATCGACGACGGCATCGCACGTCTGTACCCCGCCTATCATCCGGTCGGTACGTCCACCACACGACTGTCGAGCAGCCACCCGAACGTCCAGAACATACCGCTTGACCAGCGGTCGGTGTTCGGCCCTGCTCCTGGCCGTGTGTGGGTCGGCGCGGACTACAGCCAACTGGAACTGCGGGTAATGGCCACACTGGCCGGAGAAACGCGGATGCTGGACGCCTTCGCCAGCGGCGAAGACATACACAACCGCACCGCCCAGTTGTGCGGCATAGACCGCTCCCAGGCAAAGGCGGTCAACTATGCAATGGTCTACGGTGCGGGCACCCGTCGGCTGGAAACCCTGTCGGGCCGTCAGGACATAAAGCAGGTCTTCTTTCGTGCCTACCCGAACCTGGCCTCCTGGCTGCGTCGCATATCCGACCAGGCCGCGCAGGACGGCTGTGTGACGACGGCTGGCGGCTATCCGCTGCGGGTTCCGCAAGACCGTACCTATGTAGCGGCCAACTACATGGTACAGGGCAGCGCGGGCGACGTGCTGAAACGTGCGATGTTGATGCTGCACGTGGCCCTGCCGGACTCTTGTCGGCTGGTCTTGTCTATCCACGACGAACTGGTGGTGGACGTACCTGACTGCCGCAAGACGATTGTGTACGTCAAACGGCTGTTGCGCGGTGCGATGGTGGACGCTGGCAAAGGGCTGGGGTTCGATACGCCTGTGGATGTTTCCATATACAGAAAGGGGTGGAGATGAGCAACGACTTGACGACGGCTGCTTCTCTCGGCTCGCTGGTAGAGCAATTGCTTGGCCAGCGGCCTCGACGGTCGGGCGGCCAATTGATATTCCACTGTGTGTTGTGCGACGACCAGACCGGGCACTTGTACGTGGACGCCCAGCGCGGTGTATGGAAGTGCCACAAATGTGGTGCCGAAGGCAACCTGCTGACTCTGATGCGTACCTGGTACCAGCGGTGCCTGGAGCACACGACGCCGCGGCACTACAAACAACTGGCCTCGATGCGGCCTGGCATCCCGGCTGGCGTGCTGCGGCGGGCCCGGCTGGCCCTGGACGGCCAACGGTGGCTGATACCCTACTGCAACCTGGACGGCGCCGTGGTCAGTCTTCGCTGGTGGCAACCCGGCGGCAAGGTGCGCAATTTTCCTGGTTGTACCAGTCTGCTGTTCGGGCTGGAACGTCTGAACGGCCAGGGCCCTGTCTGGCTGTGCGAGGGGGAATGGGACTCGCTGAGCCTGGAAGGACTGGCCGACGCGACAGACCAGAAACTGTCCGTTGTCGGGCTGCCCGGCGCGAATGTCTTTCGCGACGAGTGGTTGGACTTCCTCCGCGGTCGCGACTGTGTCCTGGCTCTGGACAATGACCAGGCTGGTCAGTCAGCCACCGCCCGCCTGGCCGAACGGCTCCAGCCGGTCTGCCAGCGGCTTTCGGTGCTCCAGTGGCCTGCCGACCTGCCTGCGGGCATCAAAGACATACGTGATTACGCCGCCGCGGCCCGTACTCCTCGCAAGGCCTGGTATGGGCTGCTAAAATTGCTTCAACCGCTGGCTGGCGGCCAGAACACGACTCCTCCCACCAGGAAACTGCCGCTGGTACGGCGTTTTTCAGACGTGCTGGCCACGTTCCGTAAGACAATCTACTGTGATGAACATACGGAAACCGCCCTGGCGTTGGTCTGTGCCGTTGTGTTGTCGGCCTACTACAAGGCGGAACCACTGTGGCTGTTCCTGGTGGCTCCGCCTGGCGGCGGCAAAACGCTGTTGCTGCGATGTCTGGACGGACTGGAGCACGTGGTTTACGTCTCCACGATTACCCCTCATCTGCTGGTATCCGGCTACGGGACTCAAGCCGATGACCCTTCACTGTTGCCGCTGCTGGCGGGCAAGTGCCTGGTCTTGAAAGACTACACCGAAGTGCTCTCCATGCCCTGGGCGGTTCAGGAGGAACTGTTCGGCGTGCTGCGGGGCTGTTACGACGGCCACGTCTACCGCCGTTACGGCAACGGCATTGTGCGGGAATACAAAGACTGCTGGTTTTCGCTGCTGGCCGGTACGACGCAGGCTATCGAAACCACCCGGCGGGCCTCGCTGGGCGAACGTTTCCTGCGGTACAACATGGTACCGCCGACCGACCGGCCGGAACGCCGTATCCGCGCGGCCATGCGTTTCGACACTGGCTGTCTGGTACAACTGTCCGACTGCCTCCAGGGCTTCCTGAAACACCTGCACGACAGTCTTCCCGACCGGCTGCCACCGCTGCCGACCTGGTTCCGCAACCGCGTCATATTGCTGGCCCAACTGGTGGCATACCTGCGGGCCGAGGTCTCGCGCGACAGCGGCGGCGGGCTGACCGTCCGACCACAGCCGGAGGTGGCCACGCGGCTGGCCAAACAACTGTGTCGGCTGGCCCAACTGCTAGCGGTGGTTTACGGCACCCGTCGCATTACCCACCAGGTCTACGGCGTCTGTCGCCAGGTGGCCCTGGACACCTGCGGCAGTTGGGCCGTAGACATCGTAGACGTGCTGGCCAAGACCCACCAGCCGCTATCACGCGAACAGTTGGCCGAGCGTATCAGTGCCTCGCCAATCACTGTGTGGCGCGTCCTGCGGGACTTGGTGGAACTGGGCGTTGTGATACCAGCCGGCAAACAACAGACCGGCGGACGGCCTGCCGACCTGTACCAACTGAGTAAAAAGGCACTGAGCTTCTACAAAAAATCCCTTGAACAAGGTGCTCGTTAGCATCCCTGCTAGCCGGGGGTGTGTGTATCGTATGTGTGTGTATGTGTTGGTCTTTCACCTACATCTTTCTGAAGGAGGTCTTGCTATGCTGGTACGTGTTACACTGCGTTTGACCAATTACATCGCCAACCCTTACTGGCCCCAGAAGAACCGAGTCATCGAAATCGAGAAGAAGAGCGGCGTCGCCCGCCAGCGCAGTGAAGACAAGCGCATAGCCGCGCTGAAATCCGAGTGCTCTCGACAGGGCATCACCTACGAAGACTACCTGCGGCTGAAGCGCGAGGCTGAAGAACAATGGTACCGCTCCAAAACCGACGGCACAATCATAATCCCCCGCCACCAGCTTGCCGGAGCGGTAGTCCAGGCCATTGGCCAGTCCCCCAAAGCACTGCGCGGCCCGTTTACCGTAGACAACTTCCGCGCGCTGGTGGGCGTCGGGGACTTCACCACCGGGCTGAAAGAAGCCACCGGCAAGTTCGAGCGGTTTGTGAAGCTGGAAGGCAGCAATCAACGCAGCTTCCAGTCCAATGAGTTTATTGGTCAGTATCTCGACCAGGGCGAGCCGTTCGAGGCCACCGGATACCTTACCGTACCTGACGACAAGACGGAACGCTACGTCAAAGACCTGCTCAACGTAGCTGTAACCACGATTGGCATTGGAGCCTGTCGGAAAATGGGCTTCGGACGTGGCGTCATAAAAAGCTGGGCGGTTGTACCCCCAGGAGAAGTGGAGGGCTGACCAATGTTGCCACAATCCGAAACACCGGCTCTAATGGAACCAATGGCATTGGCATTGGTTTTCGTCTTGTTCCCCGCAGCGGCAGCGGCCTGGGTGCTGGCAAGACTGTCGGCAAGCCTGGTGCTGGCGACGGCGGCGGCGCAGACGTAGCTGTCGGCGTTGGCGGTGTCAATGGCAGTGGCTGTGGCTATGGCGTTGGCGTTGGCGACGACGTAGCTGCTGGCGCTGGTTATGGCCGTGGCTCTGGCTATGACTTTGGCGCAGACACAGACATAGCTGCTGGCGTTGGCTTGGGCGCTGGCGAAGGTACTGTTGCTGGTACAGTCATAGACGCGGCTGTTGGCTTTGGCTATGGCACTGGCAGCGGCAATGGCCTGGGCGGCGACAAAGACGTAGCTCCTGACCTTGACTATGGCACTGGCATTGGCATTGGCTTTGGTGGTGGCAAAGACGCGGCTGCTGGCGATGGACTTCCAGGGCACTACCATGTTTTGTCATAACACAAACAAAGGAAAGGGGCTAACCGATGAACTACCGCAAACTATGCAAACGATTGATTACCGCATTGCGGCTGGAGCGAGAAGACCGCAAAGAACAGGTAGCGAAGCTACAGACGGAGATGCGGTACCTCCGCGAGGATTTTCAGCAAGAACGTCATTGGTGGCGGCAGCAAGAGGAAGACCGCGAAGCCAGGCTGGATGTCCTCGTGCAAAAACTCATCGCTGCCCACCGGCGCGGCGACAACCACGAGGTCGAAAGGCTCGCTGACCTGTTGACCTCAGTGTATAGGTGCCGGGCGGGTGCTCGCTAACATCCGTGTTAGCTCGACTGACGTTGGATATGGCGATAGCGGTGGCATTGGCTGTGGCGGTGACATTGACATTGGCAGCGACAAAGACGCGGCTGCTGGCCTTGGCACTGACTGTGGCGTAGACGTAGCTGCTGGCGTTGACAGTGGCTTAGACCGTGGCCGTGTCCCTGGCATTGGCATTGGCATTGACGACGCTAATGGCTTTGGCTCTGGCACTGGTTATGCCGCTGACACAGGCGACGCTGACGCTCCTGGTTATGCCCATACGGCTGCCGTTGGCTATGACGTTGGCGACGGCTTGGTCGGTGGCATTGGCCCTGGCGCAGACAAAGACGTAGCTGGCAACACTGGCGATGGTCATGGCCTTGACGTTGACCTTGGCGTTGTTGAAGATGTAGCTGCTGACGATGTTATTGGCACTGTCGCTGTCAGCGACACAGCCCTTGACAGACAAGGTTGCTGGTATATGTCACGCAACTATTTGCGTGCTCCGCTGAAGTGGTTTGGTGGCAAGGGCCAGATGATTGCCAAGCTGATGAAACACGTGCCCCTGGGTGGACGTCCGTACTGTGAACCATACATGGGTGCTGCCAACTTGTTCTTCGCCCGCCCACCAGCACCGGTCGAGGTGCTGAACGACCTGGATGGCGAACTGGTCAACTTGTTCCGCTGTCTTCAGAACCCGGAAACGTTTGGCCCGTTGAAACATCGGCTGCTCTACACGTTGTATTCACGAGCCGAGTTCGCTCGCGCGCTGGAAATCCTGCAAGACCCTACAGTTACCGACCCTGTGCTACGCGCATGGGCCTTCTACGTCAAATGGAACCAGGGCGTCACAGGAGAAGTGCGCACACCAGGCAACTGGAGCCGCAGGTTTGTGTCGGCGTCGGGTATAGCCGGAAATGTGAACAGCTGGATAATGCGGTTGACGATGCTTGATGACTGGCACAAACGCTTGCTGGTAGCCCAAATCGATAACCGCGACGCTATCGAGGTCATCAGGTACTGGGACACACCGGAGGCCGTTTTTTACATCGACCCGCCCTATCACCAGGAAACCCGCAGCGAGCACCATGCCTACATGTACGCGGCGGAAACAGACCATTTTCACCACGTGCGGCTGGTACGCGCGTTGCTGGGCTGTCGCGGCGCGGTTGTCTTGTCTTGTTACGACCATCCGGTCTACGCGCCGCTGCTGGAAGCGGGCTGGCACAAGACAGAATACAAGACGGCTTGTCATGCCGCCTGCCGTGGGCGCGACTCTGGCTTGCAAGGCGCTGGGGCAGCGATGCAAAAGGTACCACGGACGGAGGTGGTATTAGCGAATCCGAAAGCCGTCGCGATGGTCGAGCACCAGAGCAGCTAGCAACACAGTGTTCGCTAGCATCCGTGCTGGCTCAACACGAACGGCCTGGCCTTGCGGGGGAATCGTCGCTCGGATATACTTATACTCATGCTGACCTCACTGTGTAAAGACTGTATCTTGCGGGGGAATCGTCGCTCGGATATACTGTAAGCTGTCATATCAGCCTTGTGTACCATAGACGAGGGAGGCCTGTCATGGCTGACTGGAGAAACATTGTTGTGGCTGTTGTTCGGGTACTGGCTACCGCCTTTCCCGTGCCTGTCTGGACAGACCGCGCCCAGGTATCCAACTGGCTTGAGCGGCTGAAAGACCCACTGGTGGACTTGATTGTATCTGTGGCTATGGTGCTGTCCGGCCCCTTGTGCGGCGCGGCCCCGACACGCCAGGAAGTGATGGACTGTCTGGCCCAGGAAATGGCCCGCCAGAACGTGTCGGCCTTGCCTGGCTGGCTGGTACAGCTAATCATTACACTGCTCACGGTGTTGCTGCCACTGCTGCGCAGAGGGGGCTCTACCGCCTGACCGTAGCGAAGGAGATATACCTATGCCCAGGTTTCGCAAGACGATTGCCGTCTGCCTGGTACTGGTGTTGCTGTCCGCGCTGACCGGATGCCCACAGCCACAGCCGCCGTTGCCGAAAGAGCATCTCCGCGTGCTGTTGCTGGAGGAAACTGCACAGCGCGACAAGCTGTCGGCCGGTCAACTGGACATCCTGCTGGCCACCGGCGACGGTTCCGTACGCAGTTGGCTGGCCAGGCACAACGTCCCCTATCGTCTGTTTGACCAGGATGCCGACCTGTCGCTTCAGGACGCGGGCTGGCAGTGGCTGCGCAGCGAAGCCCGTGCCCGCAACCTGGCTGTACCATGCTGGATTATCGGCTACTGGCCAGAAAAACGTGTGCTGGTGGCCGAACCGTTGCCTGCCAGCATGACGGACGCTATCCGACGACTGGAATCGCTGCCCCGCAAGTAGCAACAAACCCGAAGGGAGAGTCTTCAGCAATGGAACCGAAACTGCTTGGGTCAGAGTGGTACTTTGACGACACGAATATCGACACGCTGGTAGCCTATGCCCGCCAGCACTACCCGGACGGGCTGTTGCCACGTGAAGACCACCCGTGGTATGCGGACTACGGTTCCGCGCCGTTCGCTCGACCGATAGAGCAGTTGGGTATCCGGAAAATCCCGCGCAGCGAGTGGCCGGAGCGTATCCGCCGTATGGAGCAGTTGCGGGCCAGGGTATCTGACCACTGTGATTTTCCCTGCCGCGACCAGGGACGTACCAACTTCTGCTGGGCCAACGGCCCATGTGCCGCGCTGGACATGGCCCGCCGTGTAGCCGGTCTGCCGTTCGAGGAAACCTCTGCGGCCAGCGTGGCCTGCAAAATCACAGGCTTTCGCAACATCGGCGGTTGGGGCATAGATGCCGTCCGCTATCTAGTCCAGTACGGCGGTGTGTCTTCTCGCCTGTGGCCGAACGATGCTATCGACCGCCGGTATGATACGCCGGAAGCTAATGCCGACCGCCCACGCCGCCAGGTTGTCGAGTGGTGGGATGTGCCGCCGCGCGACTTTGACTGGCTGGCTACACTCTGCCTGCTTGGTATCCCTTGTTCGGTGGGTTATATACGGTGGGCACATGAGGTAACGGCCTGCGACCTGGTCGAGCCGTCGCCAGGCCGGTTCGGTATCCGCATCCGCAACAGTTGGGGCAAGTGGGGCAGCCAGAACAGCCGTGGCCAGTGGGGCTTTGCCGTACTGGCCGAGTCCGAGGCCACGCCGGACGAGTGTCTGGCCGTCCGCGTAGCGACGGCCTACGGCACGGGCCTGGACGCATCACTGTAGCCGTTTGACCGCAAGCAGCCATGAGTGCCGACAGCCAGTTTCCTGTCCTCCAGGGCAAACGCCCGCGCAAGCCGAAGGCTGCTGTTGTGGGCAAGCAGCATTTCCCCGTGCGCATCACGGGAACCGGTTATGCTGCTCCTGAACAGCTTATGCCTCACCCGCTCAACTGGCGCAAGCACCCCCAGTTCCAGCGCGAGAGCCTCAGGGCCATTCTGGAGCGCATCGGCTGGGTGCAGAACGTCATCGTCAACCGCCGCACGGGCCGCTTGATTGACGGCCACCTGCGCGTGGGGCTAGCGCTGGAACTGAAAGAGCCGCAAGTTCCGGTGCTCTACGTTGACCTGTCCGAGGAGGAGGAAAAGCTGGTGCTGGCCAGCCTCGACCCGATTGGCGACTACAGCACCGCCGACCTGTCCACTCTTACCCAGTTGTACGAAGGGATTATCGAGGGCAAAAGCATCCTGCAAAGTGCATCGGCCGACGACAGCCTGCTGGCATTTCTCCAGCACGAGGCCGACATCAGCATCAACCGGGGGCGCGGGCTGGACAGCCGTATCAGGGTCGGTACTGAAGAGCCTGGCCTGGAAACGAAAGATGTCCCTGAAGACAAGCGGTACAACGGCGAGGTCTGTGCGGCATCCAGTGGTATCTGCCCCTGGAAGGTGAGTGTGGATATTAGCGTAGGCAAATGCCCGTGCCAGTGTGCGTACTGCTTCACGGAGGCTGTTCGCCGCAAGGACTACTACTATGCACGGGCCTACCCGGCCTCCGCGCCAACGCTCCGCCGGGCAGTTAGCCTTGCCTCCCGCACGTCGCAAATAATCTTGACTGGCAACAACCTGGAACCGACAACGACCCCGGACAGCCTGAAACTGCTGCTGAAGCTGGCTGCCGAGGCCGACGTGGCTGTCAAGGTCAATACAAAGAAACCCAACTTGCTCCTGGAGATAGCACAGGCAGCGGGGTTTCCCTTGTCCAAGCTGTTTGTGTGTGTCAGCATCTCCTGCCGCAAACCGCCGTCGGAAGACTGGGAACCGAAAGCGGAATCTGTGGAAAAGCGGATTGCTGGTATCGAGAAGCTAGTCAAGGCAGGAGGGTCGGCCATCTTCTTCTTCGCACCTGCTGTGCCCCACCCCTTTTTCCTGGAGCAGGTGGAATGGCTGGCCCAGAAAACTGCGGCTGCCGGGGCAGAACGACTGCTGCTGTACCCGCTGCGCGTGTATCAGCTTGGCCCTGCTGGTTGGATGCGACGGTTGCAAGATGCCCTCCGGGCAGTAATCCCCGACCTGCGGCAGTGGATTGACCGTACCTGCTACCCGCCCGGTTCCGGATTCAGGCTGGTATCTGGCTCCTATTGCTACAACAATGACTTCCTTCGCCAGGAACTGCTTGTTCCGGCCCGCGACACAGCACACCGGCATGGTATGCAATTCAGCATCCTGGATGACCCGTATGGTATTGCCAACCTCGACTTGCAGGACGGGCCGTTTTGCTGCTCCTTCAAAAAAATGTTACAATGCACGAAACCGGACAGGGACAGCATTATCATGCGGTACTTTGAAGGTCGATTGAAGGAGTTGGCGTTCACTCCTCTTCGACAGACACTGGCTAATGAAGAACAGGAGACTGTGATAAACCAGCTTATGTTTGTGAACAATCCAAAGGTGTACCAACGGTATAGCCCAGAGGTACAACGTGCGTTCGGTTGGTAATATCTATTGGTGAAACACACAGAGGAGTACTGGTATGGCCTGCAAGAGCCCACCCCCACCTGGACCAGCCCCGACACCGACACCGAAACCGACACCGACACCGGCGCCGAAACCGAAGAAGAAGAAGAAGAAGAAGAAGGCTTCTCCGAAAAAGAGGGCCCGGTAGCCAGCGAGGTGCTCGCTAACATCCTTGTTAGCTCGGGAATGCTCGCTAACATCCTTGTTAGCTCGGGAATGCTCGCTAACATCCTTGTTAGCTCGGGAATGCTCGCTAACATCCTTGTTAGCTCGGTCGATTGACGGCGCTCTGGGATTGCTTCGGGGCAGGTGCTTGGCAAGCTGAAGGGTTAGCCATGCCCGGAAGTGGCGAGCGACAGAGAACCGTCCCTCAAACAGGTACAGTTCCTCTGGTACTATGAGCGCTGGCGGTAGAATACCGGCCTTCGAGCGCTTGACGCCGGAGCAATACGGGCAGTTGATTGCTCTGATACGTGCCGGTGCCTATGACCACGTGGCTGCCCAGGCTGTCGGTGTTACGCGGGAAACGTTTGCCCGCTGGCTGTCCATTGGCCAGCGGGCCCGCGGCGGCAAGTACCGTCAATTCTATCTGGACGTTCAGCAGGCCAGGGCATTTGCCCGCGCGCGGGCCGAAGTAAAAGTACTGGAACTCGACCCGCGCTTCTGGCTCCGCTACGGCCCAGGCAAAGAGGACTGGACGGAAGAGTCGTCCGTCCGCGTTACGTCCACCGTGGAGATAGACCAGGAAGAGGTGGAACAGTTCGAGTCGCTGCTGGGTCAGGCCGAAAGCGTCTTGACCGTGCTGGAACAGGCTGGTATCTTGCGTCTAAGTGGCCCAACCCCGACGGCTGGGCCGCCGGATGCCGCGCCTGTGCCGGACACTGATGGCTGAACGACCGCTGCGCGACTACCTGACCGACAACCCTCATCTGGTACAGCAACTGGCTGTACCGCGTCTGCCGCGTTTGTACGTGCCACACCGACCGACGGTGCGCCAGGCTGCCTTCTTGAACCTGTGGCATCTGGAAGCGCTGTTCGGCGGCGCGGCGGGCGGCGGCAAGTCCGACGCGCTGCTGATGGGCGCGTGCCAGTACGTCCACGTCCCCGGATACTCCGCGCTCATACTGCGCCGCAGTCTGACGGAGGCCGCCGAATCCCAGGCCATACTGGCCCGTGCGATGGAGTGGTGGGCAGGCACCGATGTGGTCTGGCGCGGCAATACAGCCCATTTCCCCTCCGGCGCCCGCATTAGCTTCGGCTATCTGCGTACCTATCTGGACTGCTATCGGTACCAGTCCGCCGAGTACCAGTACATCGCTTTTGACGAACTGACCCAGTTCTACCAGGACGATTACGAATACCTGTTTTCCCGCCTGCGGCGTCCGCGCTGCCCGCATCATGTGCCGCCTCGACCGCCGGACTTGCAACGCTGTCTGGACTGTATCCGCGTGGCTGCCTTGAGCCGCGTGCCGCTGCGTATGCGGGCGGCCACCAACCCTGGTGGCCCAGGACACGGCTGGGTGCGCCGTCGGTTCGACATCCGCCGCGTTACGATGCCGGATGGACGGGTGGCCTGGCTGGGGCACAACCCTGACCGACCGTATTTGCCTGCTACGATTGTCGATAACCCCTATCTGGACCAGGAATCCTACATCCGCAGCCTGTCCCGCATGGACCCGGTAACGCGGGAGCAATTGCTGCGCGGCGACTGGACTATCAGCGCCGACGGGCGTATCAAGTCCCATTGGGCGCGATACTACACGGTCGAGGGCAACGCAGTCTTTCTGGACGGACGGGCCGTCTGTATCAACGAGTGCTGGTGCTTCCAGACCGTTGACCCGGCGGCCAGCAGTCGCGAGGGGCCGGGCGACCCGCACATCTGGCGTCGCCCGCCTAGCTGGACAGTTGTTTCCACATGGCTGGTTACGCCGACCGGCGACCTGGTGTGGTGGGACGTGCTGCGGTTCCAGCGGGAGGTGCCCGAAACCATTGCCGCTATCGTAGACAATTACCGCCGCCACACATCCAGCGGGCTGCGTATTGACTTCATCGGTATCGAGTCCGGCGGTCTGGGCATCGGCGTCTACCAGATGCTGTGCCGCGCTGGGCTGCCTGTCCGTCCGCTGCACCCCCGCAGCCAGGACAAGCTGGTACGCGCGACGGACTTCATCAACCGTTTCGAGCAGGGCCGCGTATGGCTGCCGCAATCGGCCCCGTGGCTAGAAGACTTGGAAGCAGAGTTGTACAATTGGACTGGCGACCCGAAAGGCCAGACCGACCAGATAGACACAGCCGCCTACGCCGCGCTGGTTGTTTCCAGCCATGCGGCAGGCGTCGGCATCGCTAGCTACCAGGATTTACCCGCAGCATGGGCATAGCCGCTCGCCGCTACACGGCCGTCCGCATCACACCGGAACTGCATGGCTGGGGCTGTTCGCCTGCCGACGCCCTCAATCTGCTCCAGGACGCGCTTGACCGCATCAGCGCGGCAGGTGGCCAGTTAATCCAGGTACTAAGCGAGGTCAACGGGTATGTCATTGTCTATCAGTCCGGACAGCCCGCTGGGCGAGCCGCAGACACCGGAACAAACAGCCCAGTTCTACCACATTCTGCAACAGCGGATACAGCAGATACGGCTGAAACGGGGACTGCTCAATCTGCTAGACCGTCCGTGGCCTGCCGACGGCATCGGCGCACAAGACCCGACAACGGACTTGCCGCTGGAACTGCCGGCAGTCCGCAGCCGTGATATTCGCTAGCATCCCGGCTGGTTCAACTCGCCCACTCTTCCAGCATGTTTGGCTGCTGGCTACCGGGTAGCTGGAACCCGTATAGCTTGCGGAAAAACTCGGCGAACCGGCCAGTCTGGACGCGCGAAACCGTCAACCGATATTCATCATCGTCGGCTGCATCGTCGGCCCCAGGAAAACAGGCCACCCACACGCCGCCATGCCACCAGACCGGCAGCAGCCGGACGTCGTCGACCAGCAACCGTGCGCCGGAGGGACGCTGGCCGTCCAGCAACAGCCGGAAACTCAGCCCTTGCGGGTTGACCGGCGCGACGGCGGAAACCCAATAATGCCCCCACTGTTCGGTCGGTATGTTGTTGACAGTCAACACGATTTGCTCCCCCATACCGGGCGTGTACCCGGTGCCTTCCAGCCCAATATATAGCTTTGTCGCTGTGGGCCACTCCACCTGGTTCCGCCTGACCCACAAGCCCAGCGCATAGCGACGCAGCGGCGTAAGCGACGGCGACTGTTGCAATTTGACTGTGCCTGTGTTGCCGTCCCCGGTAAACGCCAGAGCGGACTGGCCGCGTAGCTTGTCTGCCGTATATCGACTGATTATGCCGCTGCCGCCTGTGATTGTCCAACCCACCGGCACACCGTCCGTCCAGTCCTCAAAACCACCGCCCGCTAGCAGTGTATCGTCATAGGGCAGCCATCCACCGGAGTCCGAGCCTTCGCTCTCCGCGCTGTAGCCCATGTCGCCTGGATTGCCACATACCTGGAACCCGTGGCCGCTAGTGCTGTACCGCAGCGTGATGATGTCCGTCGGACAGGTCAGGCCGCTTATCGGCGCCGTGTAGCTGCTTCCCTCGCCCGGCCACAGACTGTTGACAAAATCATAAGCCCAGTAGCGGAACGGTCTTACGCCGCGGGCCGGACTGCTGTATCCGTCCAGGTGCCGGTCATAGGCAATGCGCCAACTACCTTTCGACCAGGACATCTTCTGCCCGGTTACCTGTGGGACGTTGCGCAGCACCGTGGCCTGGTTCCGCAGCATTTCCTCGTAAATCCGTTCCAGCACTTCCGTTACGCTGGCTCCTGAAGACAATCCCTCGATGTTCTGAATGACCTGGTTCCGGTCAGTCAGCAACTGCTGGGCCTGTGCGGCAACGGCCCCGATGCCGCTGGTCAACACTGTCCTGCGTAGCTGCAAAAACCGGCCTGGCAACCCGTCCGCCGCGCTGTGCCACCCGGTCGTGGCCATTTGCTCGGCGGCCTCTTCCTGCAATTGGGCCAATGTAGTCTGGCACCAGACGGCTGTGGTATCGGCAATCTTGACCAGCTTGCCCAGGTTCTGGAACAACTCCATCAGTTTGCTTAACATCATACAACGCTTCTCCTGCTGGCTGTGGCATGTGTGTGTTTTTGTTCTGCCCCCTTGAACTGTTATACTGGAAAGTAGTGCTGATAACCAGCTTTGTTACGCACTGAGAATCAAGCGGCGTGCGGCAATGTGCGAAAAAAGCAGCAAGACACGAAAGACGGCGGCCTCGCGCAAGCGGTTCCGTACAGTTGCGTTTACCCGTCGTCAGCGTCCAACGGCCCGGTGAGCCTGTATGCCCGCGTTTGTCAAAGACATACTGCGGCCTGGCGTCTACTACGCCCGCAGCCCGGACGGCCAGCCCGTCCAGGTTCACATAACGCCGGAACGACTGGCCCGCTGGGCTGACCAGTTCAACGTTATGCGGGCTGCCGGGCTGCGTATCCCCGCGCCCTGGAAACATGACAACAGCTGCCCGCTGGAACCAGGGGGCCAGGACGCGCGCGACAACGCTGGCTGGTGGGATTGTTTGTGGTTCGACCCGCGGTCTGCTACACTGAAAGGCAGGCTAGAGGTTCCCCGTGAAGAGGACGCCGACCGGCTGGGCAAGACCGTCTGTGAGGTCAGCCCGCTGGTATTGCCCGAATGGGTAGACGGCCACGGCCGTCGGTGGCAAGACTGTATTGCCCATATCGCGCTGGTAACCCACCCGGTGGCCAGCAATCAAGACAACTTTGTACCGATGGGTTATGCCTTCGGGTTGAACAGTTTGATTGGAGAGTTCCAGATGGCCGACGAACCGGTGAGAAAGGCTGAAGACCTTCCTGAAGACACAAGCGACTTGACAATCCAGGACGTACTGAAGGCGCTGGCTTCCGTTGGGTTAGTCCTCCCAGAAGATACGACGCTGGAAAATCTGGCGGAGCGTATCATCGTAGCAGCAAAGGCCATCCTAGCGGCGATGAAGGCGAAAGACCAGCTTCCCGTCCCGGCGCCCGCGGAAGCCAGCGCTTCAGAAACCAAGGAGCAGTCGCCGCCCACGACGCTCAGCCAGGACTTGCTAGCCCAGGCAAAAGGAGCCATTGCGTTTGCTACCGATCTGGCCAGGCGCGACCTGCAACGGCGTATCGACGTGCTGGTGGAAACCGGCCGCTGCACAAAGCAATACGCCGACACGCGGCTGCGTCCGCAGTTGCAGTCTTTCCAGTTGGCCATGTCCGCTGCTGGCACGCCGGCGAAAACGCCGCTGGAAGCGCTGGTTGAGGCGCTGGAGGATTTGCCGGAAAACCCGCTGCTTGTTCCACGCACGGCGATGAGTGCGATGGAGCCTCGGCCGCCGTATCCGTCCAACACTGCGTTTGACGCTGAAGAGGTTGCCGAGGAAGTATTGAAAACATCCGGACTGCATTACCGTACTTGATACACACACGTGAGGTAAATCATGTCTATCGGTTTCAGCTACGAGGGCGTCAATCTGGTTCCTGGAATCAGCGAGGCGGCGGAAACCATTGCCGGTGTGATTGCCTGGGGGCCAGTACGCCAGTTGCTTCAGACACACGCGGTCATTGCCAGCACAGCCCGTGATGCGACCACCGCAGGCCACAGCCCGACCGACCTGCTACGGCCTGGTCTGTTAATGGGCAAAATCACTGCCACAGGCAAGTACAAAGAGTGGAACCCGACGGCCACCGACGGCAGCCAGTTTGTGGCAGGCATTCTGCTGGCCGAACAGAAAATGCAATCCCTGGGCGGCGACGTTGACCGCTGGGTTGGGTATCTGCTGGTAGGCGGCCCGGTAAAGGCTGCGGCCCTGAAACGCGGCGCGCCGTCTGCGGACGCTTTCACCAACTTTGTCGGCGACAAGTATGAGTTTCTCGCCCGCCACCAGATGCGTGGCCAGTTCCGGTTCGACGACTATGACGCGGTGGAGTTCCCACAGTACCGTGCTATCATCAACCGGACTAGCAACTATGTGGTATCCCGCAACGACGAGGGCTGTCTGATTACCAATGCCGGTGCGGGAGCTGCGATTACCATGACGTTGCCCGCGCTGTCCGGCGTCGTCGGCGCGCACTACGCCTTCTCCTGTGTGGCCAACCAGAACATCGTGATAGCCGCTGCTGGCGGGGACGCGGTATACGGGCCAGGCACGCTTGGCGGCAGCAGCTACACATTGACCCCTGCCAACGGCAGCGCCATTGTACGGGCCGTCTACCACCCGACACTAGGAGCTATCTGGCATATCGCAATCTAAGACAAAGTGTCTGCTAGCATCTGTGTGCTAGCTCACCACTGTGTTCGCCAGCATCCGTGCTGGCTCAAGCGGGTTCGCCAGCATCCGTGCTGGCTCAAGCGGGTTCGCCAGCATCCGTGCTGGCTCAAGCGGGTTCGCCAGCATCCGTGCTGGCTCAAGCGGAGTGTT